ATGTATCAAGGAGTTGAGGGCTATCCGAGATGGGGTCCTGCTTCGGTGCTGATTCACAGCTTAGGAACCGGTGGTTCGCAGACTCCGCGCAGGAGGGGCGAGTCAGGAGCGAACCCGTCTCTGAAATAGGTCTTACCAGGGTGATTCTGGACGATAATAAACAGGTTTCCGCGTGGATTTAAATTGGTTGAAACGAGATTCTGACCCGCGTCGGAGGAGAGCCGGGCCTGTTATAAACGCTTAGGAAAAGCTGGGCTTCTAAGCGCGTCACCGAAGACGGCTGATGAATTTACCGTCTATAAAAAAGATGGGAACCGATCCGAGCTCTACTCCTGACCCCGAAATCCGTTATATCCCAGGTACTTACGTTTTTGGCCGTGCTCGGCAATTTACCGTGATGCGGTGGCCTTGTCGACCCCTTGGTCATAATAAAACCGCGGCCCGCTGTATGATAAACGAGCAAGCTGCCGGTACCATCGGATACCGGGCTATTCCGCAGCAAAGATGCCGACGATTAGGGTCAGTACTAGCTATACGAGTTAGGCTTCGCGCCGAGCCGAAGGGGAACAATTCATGTCTACACAATTGAAGTCGGAGTATGTGCCAGGGCTCTCGCCGGCCAAACCGGACGAGCGACAGCCGATCGAACGGCTGATCCCTTACGCCGACAACGATCGGCTGCATAGCGAGGCCGATCTCGACAGGTTCTCCGACACCAATACCGAGGATCAAAAAAAGTACTGGGATCTTGCCGAAGTCGTGATGTGGATACGAACCCGCGACTATGCGAGGGTTGCTGCCATGTCGGACTTGAGCGAGACGGCGACGATGGCGCAGGCCCTGTTCACCGACGGGACGCGATTGGACGCACGCTCCCTTCTCCGATTCGCGACCAGGAACTCTGAAACTGATCGCGAAGCGGCCGAGTCATCGGACAAAATTGAATCCGGGCTGGTCGAAGCGCCTGCCCCGATGCCGCCGGACAAAGCCTTGGACGACGTGCACAGGAAGCTGCGGAGCGGTCGTCTTCCGCTGACGGCGATCAAACCCAGCCGGAGCAACGATGAGCAAATCCCGGTGCCGCCGGCTGAGCTAAACGACCTGGTCTTCCGTTTCACCCCGGACGATCCGCTTGTTCTGGCGGGGTTGTGGTCACGTTCGCGCGGTCTCCTGGTGTGGAGGTCGTCCCAATTTTTGCGTTCCGATGTAACTCGCTTGTGGCCGGCGCGAAAGACAAAGACGGCCGCGGTGTCCGGCGCAATATTGCGCCACCTGCGTAAGATCATGCCCCCCGGAGCTCCGCTCACCAAATTGGAAGCGCGGTGGCGCTGCATGGCCGAGGTCTCTAACGCCTACCCCGGAGCCTTTAAGAAGGCATGGGCAGAGCTCGAACCGTCATTCAAGAGAGGGCGCGGCAAGCACGGCGCGAGAGCGCATTGAACTAAATCGGGAAACGTGCCAACGAAACCTCAGGCCAAAAAAGCGATCTGATCTGTTTCATCGACAGCGGCTGCCGCAAATCCTCCGCACGAGCCCGTGTCGCAATGCATCGGGCCGGTGCGGAGGTGAAGAATGTCATGGAAACCAGCGGAGCCCGAACAGGCGCAGCCGACGCGACCGTGGCCGGCCGCGCGGATCGAACATTGGGCGATCGAGCGGCTAATCCCCTATGCCGACAATGCCCGGCTCCATAGAGAGGCTGACATCGACAAGCTGGCGGACTCGCTTCTCCGATGGGGATGGACCAACCCCGTGCTGGTCGACGAGAACGGTGTACTGATCTGCGGTCATGGACGCATCCGCGCGGCGGCGAAGCTGGGGCTGACCTCAATTCCGGTGATGGTCGCCCGCGGTTGGAGCGAAGAGGAAAAGCGCGCCTATCGCTTGGCTGACAATCAGCTGGCGACACGCGGGGGCTGGGACCTGGCGCTGCTTGGCAAGGAGCTACACGAGATCGGTTCCTGCGATTTCGACCTGGGCCTGATCGGCTTCGAGCCGGATCAGCTCGCGCGCATGCTGGCGAGATTGGGCTCGCTCAGCCTGATCGATCCCGACAGTGTCCCGGCCGTCCCCGATCAACCGGTCACTCGGCCCGGTGACCTCTGGCTGTTGGGCGAGCACCGGATTGGCTGCGGCGACAGCACCGGCGCCGCTGATGTCACGGCAGTGCTCGCAGGATCCGAGGCTCATCTGATGATCACCGATCCGCCTTACGGCGTCGCCTACGACCCGAGCTGGCGAGCGCGCCGCCATCTCAGTCGTGGCAGGCTCGCGCGGGGCAAGGTGCTCAACGACGATCGCGCCGACTGGCGGCAAGCCTACGCCCTGTTTCCCGGGGATACCGCCTATGTCTGGTTCGGAGCGCTGCACGGCGAAGTCGCCACTGCCGGGCTGGCTGCTTGCGGCTTCCAGCTGCGCGCGCAGATTGTCTGGGTCAAGCAGCATTTTACCTTGAGCCGCGGCGATTATCATTGGAAGCACGAGATCTGCTGGTACGCGGTCCGCGATGGCAAGACCGGCCATTGGCAAGGCGACCGCACCCAGACGACGGTCTGGGAAATCGCCAACAACAACCCGTTCGGCAACCGCGGGCGGGAAGAAAGCTGGGAGCATGCCACTCAGAAACCGGTCGAGTGCATGCGTCGCCCGATCATCAACAACAGCCGCCCCGGCGAAGCGATCTATGACCCGTTCCTCGGCTCGGGCAGCACGCTGATCGCCGCCGAGATGACCGGCCGGGTTTGCTACGGGCTCGAGCTCAACCCCGCCTATGTCGATGTCGTCGTGCGCCGCTGGCAGCTGTTCACCGGGCGCGTCGCGCGACACCAAGCCTCCGGTCAGTCGTTCGACGAGCATGCCGCTGGCCAGAACCCTACTCCGTCGGTAGCCAGCGATGGCGAGACCAACCTTTGTCGTCAATGAGGCGTTGCGCGAGAAGGTGCGGCACTTGGCCGGACTCGGTGTTTCCCAGGACGACATCGCCAAAATCGTTGGCTGCGCCCCCAAGACGCTGCGCAAACGCTTCCGCGTCGAACTCGACCGTGGTGTCGCCGAGGCCAACGCGATGATCTCGGGCTCGTTGTTCACCGCCGCAAAGGCGGGGAACATTACAGCGATGATCTTCTGGCTGAAGACCAGGGCCCATTGGCGAGAGCGGCCACCGGCCGACGGTCCCGTTGCCAAGGCCGATGCCGGGTCGGATTCGGAGGTAGTGTTGGTGCTGCCCGACAACAACCGCGATCCCGATCTGACGCAAATCCTGCGCGACGCTCAAGAGAAATATTTCGCCGGGAAACACCGGCGAAAGCAGCTCCCGACATCCGGCAGCTGATCCGATGCGCAAGAGATGCATCCGTGCCGCTCGATTGCATCGCAAGGGCCCGCCACCTGCTTCGCGGCGACCCCAGTCGACACGCTCGTTGCGCGCGAGCTGACCAATGTCGTTGGCAGCTAAGACGATCATCTCGGCACAACCCGGACCGCAGACCACGTTTCTCCAAACCCCTGCGGACATCTGCATTTACGGCGGCGCCGCCGGCGGCGGCAAGACGGTCGGACTGATTTTCGAACCGTTGCGCCATGTCCGCCGGGTGCCGGGCTTCAGCGCCGTCTTCTTCCGCCGCACCACGCCCCAGATCACCAACCCCGGCGGGTTGTGGGACGAGAGCCTGAACTTCTATCCGCGGTTCGGCGGTACCCCGCACCACCGCGCCCACGAGTGGCGCTGGCCACGCGGCGGCAAGATTAAATTCTCGCATCTGCAGCTCAACTCCACCGTCTACGACTGGCAAGGCGCGCAGATTACTTTGGTCTGTTTCGACGAGCTGACCCATTTTACCGCGCATCAATTCTTCTTCCTGGTCAGCCGCAATCGCTCGACCTGCGGGGTGCGGCCGTACATTCGCGCCACCTGCAACCCTGACGCCGACAGCTGGGTCGCCGAGTTCGTGAGGTGGTGGATCGACCAGGAGACCGGGTTTCCTATCTCCGAACGGGCCGGCGTTCTGCGTTATTATGTCCGCGTCGCGGAACGGATCGTTCGGGCTGATCGACCGGAAGAGCTGATCCAATACCTGCCGCTACCCCAGGATTTGCCGCCCGGTGTCGACCCGCCGCGGCCGATCAGCGCCACCTTCATCCCCGCCTCGGTGTTCGACAACCCGGCCCTGCTGCAGGTCAACCCGGAATACCTCGCCTGGCTGCTGTCATTGCCGCTGCTCGAGCGCGAGCGGCTGTTGGCTGGCAATTGGAAGATCCGGCCGGCAGCCGGCCTCTATTTCAAGCGGGAATGGTGTACCGTCGCCGATGCGCCACCGGCAGAGCTGGACGTCGTCCGATATTGGGATCTCGCAGCCACCGAGAAGACCGAGCTCAACGACCCCGACTGGACGGTCGGCATCAAGCTCGGCCGCGACAGGAGTGGGGGCTATTGGCTGCTGGATATGGTGCGCGCGCGTGCCAACCCGGGCGACGTCGAGAGATTGATGCTCAACACCGCCACCCAGGACGGCAAGCAGGTCAAGATCGGGTTCGGTCAGGATCCGGGGCAGGCCGGCAAGAGCCAAGCGCAGCATCTGGTCCGTTCGCTAAGCAATTTCACCCTGACGCCGGCTAGCGAGAGCGGCGACAAGCTGACGCGGTTCGGAGCATTCAGCTCGCAGTGCCGAGCCGGCAACGTGAAGATCCTGCGCGGTTCCTGGAACGAGGACTTGTTCCGCGTCCTCGAGGGCTTCCCCGAACTCGCCCATGACGATGAGGTCGACGCCTGCAGCGGCGCCCTGGAAATGCTCAATCCCGCGATGAAGGGTTGGGGCCTCTTCGAATATTACCGTCGAGAGGCCGAGAAGCTCCGGCAGCCGAGCAGCTCCTGGGTTCGCCTTCGCGCGTCGCACGGCATCGGGTCTGTGCAAACTTATTCGGGCCGGCATCT